TGTCACACCTGTACTCAGGTGACATCCCTAAGTGGGATATGTCTAAGATCAGACCAGCAGGTGCTAGGCTCAAGACTTTTGGTGGTAGAGCCAGTGGACCTGAGCCACTAGATGACCTGTTCAAGTTTGTTGTTGCTAAATTTAAGGCAGCAGCAGGACGTAAGCTGACTAGCATTGAGTGCCACGACATCATGTGTAAGATTGGTGAGGTTGTGGTTGTGGGTGGTGTACGCCGTTCAGCTATGATTAGCCTGTCTAACTTGAGTGACGGACGTATGGCACACGCTAAGTCAGGTAGCTGGTGGGAGAACGAGGGTCAACGTGCGTTGGCTAATAACTCTGTAGCCTACACAGACAAGCCTGACATGGAAGGGTTCATGCGTGAGTGGCTGTCTCTCGTTGAGTCTAAGTCTGGTGAGCGTGGTATCTTCTCTCGTCCAGCAGCAGACAACCATGTTAAGATGAATGGACGTAGGGAGACAGGACACGAGTGGGGTACTAACCCTTGCTCTGAGATTATCCTACGCCCATACCAGTTCTGTAATTTGACAGAGGTAGTAGTACGTGAACATGATGACCTAGAAAGCCTACGCCGTAAGGTACGACTAGCCACCATCCTTGGTACAGCACAGTCCACCTTTACTAAGATGCCATACTTGCGTAAGATTTGGCAGAAGAATACAGAGGAAGAACGACTACTAGGTGTGTCATTAACAGGTATCATGGATAACAATGTGCTATCTAAGAATGTAGATAGTTCTCGCTGGTTGAAAGAATTAAAAGCACAGGCCATTGATGTTAATCGTATCTACGCTGATAAGCTAGGTGTACCAGCTTCTGCTGCTATCACATGTGTCAAACCTTCTGGTACTGTATCTCAGCTAACTGATACAGCTTCTGGTATCCACGCACGGCATAGTGCTTACTACATCCGTACTGTACGTGGGGATAATAAAGACCCACTGACACAGTTTATGAAGGATAGTGGTATCCCTGCTGAACCATGTGTGATGAAGCCTGACTCTACTACAGTGTTTAGCTTCCCTACTAAGTCACCATCCGGTGCTGTTACTCGCAATGATATGACTGCACTAGAGCAGTTAGAATTGTGGAAGAACTACGCACTCAACTGGTGTGAACACAAGCCATCAGTGACCATCACAGTCAAGGATGCAGAGTGGATGGCAGTAGGTGCGTGGGTCTATGAGAACTTTGACATATGTTCAGGTATCTCCTTCCTACCTCACAGTGATCACACATATGCACAAGCACCATATCAGGACATTGATGAGGAAACATATAATGACCTGAAGAAACAGATGCCTACTAGTATTGACTGGACTGCCTTATCAAACTACGAAAAAGTAGACACAACAAGTGGTAGTCAGACGTTAGCTTGCACTGCTGGTGCATGTGAACTTGTTGACATATAGTCTAAACTGTACCTATTAGCGAAAGTTAAATAAAATGAAAGTACTTGGATACACACTAGGTATTACTACGGCTCTACTAAATGAACTTCAGGAACTTTATCCTAATAGGCTTCCACTTGAACAAGTAACCTCTGAGGAATTAGCGTTTCTCAGAGGCCAACAGTCAGTAGTAAATAAGTTAAACGAACTATACAACGAAGAATATGAGGATTAAGATATGGGTGGATTATTTGCTCCAAAGATGCCAAAGCCTTTACCAGCACCAGCTAGACCAGTAACAGCAGTAGCTAAAACTCCTGACATTGAGATGGCTGATGACGAGGTAGATATTGCAGGTCAAAAGAAAAAGAAGGGTAAGAAAGCCCTACGTACAGACATAATCGCAGACATGGGAACACAGACAGGAAGCACAGGTTCTGGTCTACAAATTCCTACAGGGGGACAGTAGCATGGGTGCGCCAGCAAAGAAAATAAAGAAGGCTGTTAAGAAAGCTACCAAGTTTGTAGATAAGAAACTTGTTGAACCCTTAGAGCGTCCTGTTAAGAAGGCTGTTAAGAAGGTAGAAAAAGCTGTAGTTGAGCCTGTAGAAAAAGTATACAAGAAGGCTGTTACTGAAGTTAAAGACACTGTAGCAGGTACTGATAAGACAGATCGTAGACCTCCTGCAACTTCTCAGACAGCACAAGCACGTACAGGTGCAGCTAGAGAAGAAGCTGAAGAAGTAGAAGCTACTGTAGAAACAGAAGGTGTACAGCGTAGGCGTAGGAAGAAGGGCAAGAAACAACTTGTCACACCAGCAGCAGCTATTGCAGTGGGTGGTAGTGGTGGTTCTGGCTTGAATATACCGAAGGGATAAGGCTATGGGTGCTTTAACATATAACACAGGTGAGGTTAAGAAACTCATGGGCAGAGATGCTGATGATGAACAAACCCTACGTGTAGAAGACCCTGAGGAACAGGCGATGATAGATGAAGAAGAAAGCATCTATAAGAAAAAGAAGAATACGTTAGCCATCCCACCCTACAGAGGTATTACTACCTAAAGGATTAGACTATGGAAATGGAACTAGGTACAGTAGCTAAACGCTACAGCCAACTGGAAGGTGAACGTGATACCTTTCTTGAACGAGGGCGAGAGGCAGCTAGACTAACTATCCCTACTCTGTTACCAGAGGAAGGACATAGTTCGTCCTCAACATATGCTACACCATACCAAGGTATTGGTGCTAGGGGTGTAAACAATCTAGCCTCTAAATTATTGATGGCTCTCCTGCCACCTAACACACCCTTCTTTCGTCTGACCATTGATGACTTTGACTTGCAAGAACTTGCAGGTGATAATCGTGGACAGGTAGAAGAAGGTTTAGCACGTATTGAACGTGCAGCCTTGGCAGAGATTGAGGGCAAAGCAGTTCGTGTTCCTGTATTTGAAGCACTAAAGCTTCTTATTGTATCAGGTAATGCGCTTTTATTTAAAGACCCTAAGGGACAGATGCGTGTGTATCGTCCTGATCGTTTCGTTATTAAACGTGACATGATGGGGAACGTGCTAGAAATTATTACAAAAGAATCAGTAGCGGGTATTATGTTGCCGGAGTCAGCACAAGCTGTCATTACAGCAGGTGATACCCCAATGAAGAACCACCACCTGTATACCAAAGTTTGTCGTACTAAAAAAGGATGGGAAACTGAACAAGAGGTAGCAGGTATATCCATTGAGGAGTCCAAGGGTACTTATAAAGTAGACCGAAATCCCTTTATCCCACTACGGTTTATCCGTATTGATGGTGAGGACTATGGGCGTGGCTTCATTGAAGAATACTTAGGAGACTTACGTAGTCTTGAAGCACTAACTAAGGCTATTGTTGAAGGTAGTGCTGCATCAGCAAAGCTACTATTCTTGGTACGTCCTAATGGTACAACCAAGACTAGCCAGCTATCCAAAGCACCTAACGGTGCGTTTGTTACTGGTGATGCTAACGATGTCTCAGCTATGCAAGTACAGAAGTCAGGTGATTTCCGTGTTGCATTAGAAACTATGCGTATGATTAACGACAGACTGGCTGCGGCCTTCCTGTTGAACAGTGCTGTACAGCGTAATGCTGATCGTGTCACAGCCGAAGAAGTACGCTTTATGGCACAAGAACTAGAGACTGCGCTTGGGGGCGTTTACTCAGTTCTATCACAAGAGTTCCAGTTGCCTATGATTAACTTGCTGTTGACCTCATTGGAGACACAGGGCAAGATGCCTAAGATGCCAAGGGATAGTGTTAAACCTACTGTCGTAACTGGTATTGAGGCACTAGGCCGTGGGCAAGACCTTAACAAACTTGCAGCTTTCTTACAGTATCTTCAGCCACTTGGTCCTGAAGTTATTGCTAATGAAATGAACCTTGGTGATTACATAGACAGACTTGCAGCATCTCTTGGCATTGATACGTCAGGACTTATTAAGTCAGACGAACAGAAGCAACAAGAACAGATGATGCAACAGCAGATGATGCAACAACAAATGTTAGAACAAACAGCAGCAGGTATGGCACAGGGTGCTGCACCACAGCTAGCTAAAGGCGCAATAGAAACGGAGTAACACATGGCAGATGCCGTAAACACTTATCAAGAAGAACCAGCAGAGTCACAAGAACATATTGACGCTATGTTGGCTAAAGTTGAGGGTACTCAAGTAGACCCTGAACGTCCCGAATGGTTGCCAGAAAAATTTAAGAGTCCAGAGGAGATGGCAAAGGCTTACTCCTCTTTGGAGTCTAAGCTTGGACAATCAAGTAGTGAAGAAACTACGCCTGAACTAGAAGAAGCAGAATTGGAAGAAGTTACTAACCAATCAGCTAACGAAGTTTCTGACCTACTTGATTCAAAAGGACTAGACTTTGATGTGTTCCAAGAAGAATACATGCAAACAGGCACTCTATCACCTGAAGCATACCAAGCTTTAGAAGAAGCTGGTCTTTCAGAAACATTGGTAGACACATGGATAGAGGGGCAGAACGCTCTTGCTAACCAAGTGACATCTCAAATGCAGTCATTAGTAGGTGGTGCGGAAGAATATGGGCAGCTTGTACAATGGGCATCAGATAACTTACCAGAAGGTGAGGTTGATGCTTACAACCACGTAATGGAAACTCAAGACCCTGATTTAATCAGACTTGCAGTTCAAGGTCTTAATGCACGGTATCGTTCTGAGGCTGAACCTTCACTCCTTCAAGGGGGTACAGGTGAAGTCACAGGTGGGAAGTTCAGCAGCAACGCAGAATTAACTGCTGCTATGCGTGACCCCAGATACGCGCAAGACACTGCCTACAGGCAACAAGTCGCTGATAAGTTGGCTCGTTCTAGCCTGTTCTAACATTGTTGCATGGGGTTGGGGGATGTATGTCCCCCTTCCTTCTAGTTACATTACGGTGTGCCTAGAAGGGATCACATCCCTAACACGAAGCTAACATAACAAACGATTACCCCTGACCCCTTGCGAGGGACAATCTTGGAGAAAGGATGTAGTGTAATGCAGAGTGTATTTCAACTCACATTATACTCACTAAGGAGTAATTCAAAATGGCACAAGCTGCTTCAAATCCGGCCTATAGCGTAAGCTTCCAAGGCCAAAATAACCTTACAGGTGACGTACGTGACCTGTTCCTCAAGCTGTATGCTGGCGAAGTCCTGACAGCCTATGAGGAAAAGAAAGTCCTTATGGATAAAGTGCGTACTCGCACAATCTCAAAGGGTAAGTCTGCTTCATTCCCAATGACAGGACGTGCAACT